AAACCTAGATACTTTGTAAGAGATGATGGTGGTATCAATGAAGAGGAATTACTTGATACAGACAAGCCTTTAGTTCATGTAACTGGTAATCTTGGAGAAGATGCAATAAGACCAATGACACAGACTAATCTTAATGGATTGTATGTCACAGTTCTTGAAAACAAGATTAACGAACTTAAGGAAACATCAGGAAACAGAGATGTAAACCAGGGTTCTACTTCTTCAGGAGTAACAGCTGCATCAGCAATCGCAGCACTTCAGGAAGCTGGTTCAAAGGGTTCAAGAGATATTAACAAGGGTACATATAGGTCATTTACTAAGCTATGCAACTTTGTAATCGAACTTATGAGACAGTTCTATGATGAGCCTAGAATGTTCCGTATAACTGGAAACACTTCTAATGATATTCAGTTCCAGTCTTTTGATAACTCACAGCTCAAACCACAAGAGCAAGGCACAGAGTTTGGAATAGATCTAGGAAGTAGACTACCTATATTTGACTTATCTGTAGCACCGGCTAAGAAGAGTGCATATTCTAAGATGAGTAATAATGAACTAGCATTACAGTTCTATAATCTTGGATTCTTCGCACCTAATAACGCAGACCAAACACTTGCTTGCCTTAACATGATGGAATTTGAGAATAAGGACAAGATTATTGAAAGAGTTCAGCAGAATCAGACACTATTCGATATGGTTCAGCAGTTACAAGCTCAGATAGTTCAGATGGCTGCAATGATAAACCCACAGATGGCACAAGGCGCAGCTAACATGGCTCAGAATACTGATGAAGGTGTAAATAACATACAGACGAACAGCAAAGCAATAGACATAGACAAGAGTGAAGGTTCTCAGGCTGACAAGATGCGCTATCAGGCACAGAATGCAGCAACACCTTCATAAGCTATGACAGAAATAACAAAGTCTATCAGTGATAGACATTTCAAAATAGTGATAGACGGTCACGCAGATTCAGCAGAATATGGTAAGGACTTGGTATGCTGTGCATTATCAACCCTTACCTTTACGCTGATAAGCTACATGGAGAAACAAGCAGATAAAGGCAGAATCATAAACTTTACAACGCATATAAGAGAAAAAGACGGATATATATGCCTGGAATGTGACTTGATTCATAACAGTGTGGAAGAAGGCATAGAAGCTATCACACAAGGCTATGATTTATTGCAAGAAAATTATAAAAAATATATAAAAATTTCCTAAAAAGGCTAAGCATGGTGCAAGGCCTTTTTTTTATTATGGATTTAACAAGGGCAGAAAGCCTTATAGTTTGACACTTCGGAAAGGAACGATGGTATGAAATTAAAACTTAACCTTCAGTATTTTGGTGAAGGCGGTGGGGAAGGAGCAAGCACAAGCTCAGGTTCTGCCACTGCTGGAACTAGCGGTATAAATGCTGAACAGCCAGTAAGTGAGGTCGGCTCTCCAACAAGAGGTCGTAAAGGCAATCCACTCGCCAATGTGCAGTATGGAAAGCCAAGCTCAGACGACATGGGCGGTCAGGGTAATGACCCTGAAGTGATGACTAGTACCGCAGCATCAGAGGACAAGGCTGTAAACTTTGAAAACCTTATCAAAGGTGAGTACAAGGATGAATTTGATAAGCGAGTGCAGAACATCATTAACAAAAGGTTCTCATCAGCTAAAGCAAATGAAGAAAAGCTCAATGCCCTCAATCCAATGCTCGATATGCTCGCTTCAAAATATGGTAAAGACAGTTCAGATGTGCAAGGACTTGTTAAAGCCATTGAAGATGATGATGCATATTATGAGGAAGAAGCACTCGATAAGGGGCTTACAGTTCAGCAGCTTAAGCAGATGAAGCAGTTAGAACGTGAAAACGCTAACCTTCGTAATGCACAGCAAGAAGCTGAACGACAGCAGATGAGCCAGCAGATCTATTCTAAGTGGATGGAGCAGACAGCAGAACTTAATCAAAAGTATGGTCTTAATGTTGATTTTGCTGAAGAAGCAGCAAATGACGATTTTGTAGCAATACTTAAGCATAATGGTTCGGTTGAAGCTGCTTATAAAGCAGTTCACTTTGATGAAATGATGGGCGGTGCAATGTTTAAGACAGCACAAGCAGTCACAGAGAAGATGGCTAACAACCTTCAGAGTAAGGCTTCACGACCATTAGAGAATGGTGTTTCCTCACGAGCTTCAGCACTTACAAAATCAGATGTTCATTCGTTTACTAAAGCGGATAGAGCAGAAATAGAAAGAAGAGTGTTAAGAGGTGAGAAGATAGTTCTTTAACCTCTTACACAGAGAGGAAGGAAACTATGACAAACACAGCATTAAAGTATTTTAACTTACAGTTCTTTGTAACAAACAAGACTACTGATAGCGGACTTTCCGCAGAAATGAAGACATACTACGAGGACAGACTTATTGACCTCGCAGAACCAAAACTCGTGCATGATCAGTTCGGTGATGATTACGATATCCCAGCTAATGGTGGTAAGGTAATCGAGTTCCGTAAGTATTCACCACTTGCAAAGGCTCTTACACCAATCTCAGAAGGTGTAACACCTACTGGTAACACACTTAACGTATCAACTATCACAGCAGAGATTCATCAGTACGGTGACTTCATTGAGATGTCAGATGTACTCTTAATGACTGCAATCGATAAGAACGTAGTTCAGGCTACAAAGCTTCTCGGTTCTCAGGCTGGTAGAACACTTGATACTATCACAAGAGATGTTCTTGCTGGTGGTACAAACGTAATCTATGCCGGTGGTAGAGCAAACAGAGCAGCACTCACAGCTTCAGATAAGCTCACAGTAGACCTTTTCAATCAGGCTGCAAGAGCATTAGCTTCACAGAATGCTGACTACATTGATGATTCATACGTTGCAATCATCCATCCTGATACAAAGTATGACCTTATCTCAAGCCCAGCTTGGATTGATATCCACAAGTACGCAGACCCTACAGCTATCTATGATGGTGAAATCGGTAAAATCGGCAACATTAGATTCATTGAATCTACTGAAGCAAAGATTTGGAAAGATGCTACTTGTCCATCAGATGGTGGAAGTGGAAATCTCGCAGTATACGGAACAATCGTACTTGGCGCTCATGCATTTGGTAAGACTTCAGTACATGGTGGTGGTCTTCAGCATATTGTTAAGCAGCTTGGCTCAGGCGGTACAACAGACCCACTTAACCAGCGTGCTACTGTAGGTTGGAAGGCTATTAAGACAGCTGAAAGACTTGTTGAGCAGTATATGGTTCGTATTGAATCACTTTCAAGCTACTCTTCAACAGCAGCTGCTAACTAATCAATAAGGGAGAGTGTAAAAGCTCTCCCTATTTTGAAAGGAAGGAAAATAAAAATGGCAAAAGCAGAAGAAAAGAATGTAGCAAGCAACCCACTTAATGAAAAGATGGTAAAGATTAAACTTTTCAAGGACAACGGAAAGTATAAGGATGACCTTTTTGTAGCTAGAAATGGTCATAACTACGTTATTCAGCGTGGTGTAGAGGTAGAAGTACCTGAAGGTATTGCAATGATTATTGAGCAGTCAGAAGCTATGGACAATCATGTTGCAGACCTTATTGCAGAAGCACAGAAGAAAGCAGAAAAGGTTTAATTGTTGGGGGGATATTCCCCCCATTTTAAGAGGAATATAACGATGACTTTACAAGAAGCTATCTCAAATATAGATAATCTAAAACCTAACCAGTACACATATCCTCAGAAGATATCCTGGTTAAGTGAATTAGATGGAAAACTTTATAACGAAATCATTGCAACACATGAGTTTAATGAAGATGAAGAGACTATAGACTGGAATCCTTACAGTGAACAGACAGACCCTTCACTAGAACTTATTGTAGGCGAGCCATATGAAAAGATTTATGAGTATTGGCTTGCAGCAAAGATTGACTATTGGAACGGAGAAACAGTTAGATACAACAATGATATGGCTATGTATAACGTAGCTTACCAGGAATACGCTAACTGGTACAACAAGAACCATAAGCACAAGAAAGACAATGGTTTTAAGCTATGAAACTATCACAATTAC